ATGAGTTGGGCGCGTGACGTGTGGCCTTCTGAGCGTGCCCGTCTGATGTCGATGATGCCCATCGAACGAGAAGCGTTCGAGGAATCACGGATGGTGTTGGAACTCTTCCGCGAACTCAACAAGGAACACGGCACCGTCGAGTGTCAGTCACCGCACCGACACTCCGGATGCTCAGTCGAGGTTGCGTACCGCGCTCGCGATACGCACTCCGACTGGCGGTTCATCTGCCAGTCTGCCGCAGATTCCAATGCGCGCCGCGTTGCCCAGAAGGGCTACTCGTGCATCATCTGCCTCGCGCCGGCTGAGGACTGCTGGGAGCAGTTCCCGGTATGAGTACGTCTGGGTTCTACCAGTCGTCGGCGCGACTCCTCATCAACGAGGAATGCTGCGACTACACCGGCTGGGTTGACGCCATTGAGGACACCGAAGATTTGACCGTCCACTGGGATTGCCCGGCGTGCGGACACCACGAAGACGGGGAGCTTGAACATGACCGAAGTTAGTGGAATCGATACCCCAGTCAGTGAGGAAGAAATCTGGGGCGTGGAACTCGACGACTGGGGTTCTGTCGACTATGCCGAAAGCTTCGGCGAGGCGCTGACATACGCGCTCCAATCTGGTGGCCGGCTCGTGAGAGTTCGGACTGAGTTCTTTGAAGTGGGGGAATCGTGATCAAGTCGATTGAGGATCTGCGTATTGATGCGGAGTTTGCTGACAGTCTCGTGGCCTACCACCAGGCTGCACGCGACTACCACACTGCTGAGGCTGCGAAGTCTCAGGTGGACTATATCCACGCGTTGGAGGCACGCACGAAAGCACACAACGCGTTGCTCGCCTATGAGGGGGCAGCGTCATGAAGCGCGAACACCGACCGCTAGCCGTCCTCGCCTCGTTGTGTCTGTTCACTCTCGGGTGTGCGTTTGCCGGCTGGGTTGATTTGGTCGCCGTCCTCACCACGGTCGTGTTTTGCACGTACTGCATGTTCCTACTCGTCACCGTACGACCGAAAGAGGAGAAGTGATGAGCTACGCACGCTTTGGTTCCGGCAGCGACGTGTACGTCTACGCCCACGTCTACGGGTTCATCGAGTGTTGCGGATGCGCCCTCGGAGACGCGTGGGACTTCCACAGTCCTGCCGACATCGTTGATCATCTGCGCGAGCATGTCGCAGCAGGACACAACGTTCCCGACCGTCTGCTCGATGAGGCGCTGTACCCGCCAGAGGATTTCGTCGGTATGTGCATGGTGCACATGTGCCGCGAGGATGCCGGGCATGACGGCGATCACACCCCGACGAACAACGAGCGAGACGAGCAGATTCGGGCGCGCTCGCGCTGAGACACCATGACTTTCCTTTCTTACAACACCGGGCAGATCACATACGTGGTCTGCCCTTCCTGCGGAGCGTGGGCGAACACGGTGCCTCAGCTCGAACGGCATGACTGTGGTCGCGACTGGCCGCGATTCTTTCGAAATTGCAACTGCGGCGATTGTCGCGCGTTTAGGAGTTGGCGTGAGCAGACCGAAGGTGAACCCATGTAAGTGCGGCTGCGGGATGCGAGTCGAGGGGGAGTGGAATCGCGGCCACTCCGGAAGACGCCCGATCATGGATCGGCTGCTCGAGAAGGTAGCCGTACGCGTGACGGGCTGCTGGGAATGGGTAGCCACCCGCTCACCCGAGGGGTATGCCCGAATCGGTCTCGGCAGAGCGAACGTGCTCTACGGGCACCGCGTCACGTTCGAGCACTACGTCGGCACGATCCCCAAGGGATTCCACGTCGACCACCTGTGCCGCAACCGTCGATGCGTCAACCCGCTCCACCTACAGGCAGTCACGCCCGGTGAGAACCTTCGCCGCGGGTGGGAGCACAAGAACGGGGGCAGGCAGTGCGCTCGAGGCCACGCCTTCACACCTGAGAACGCCATGCAGCCGCCGTCGAAGAGTCGTTCGTGCCGCACCTGTCACAATCTTCGACGGCGCGCGAGACGGCTCGGTGTGAGCGTAGACGAGCTGATCGAGATCGATCGCGAAAGGCAAGCAAATGTCTGACCGTTGGGAACCAATCGTCACCTTCATAGTGCCCGGACGCCCGAAGCCGAAAGGCCGGCCCCGGTTCACGAAGCGGGGTCACGCGTACACACCGCAGTCGACTAGGGATGCGGAGAAGCAAGTTGTTGACCTGTTCGAACTCGCCGCTCCGCTCTGGGAACCGACACTCGAGGACGTGCGTCTCACGTTGGATGTGTGCTTCCAACACGGTCGCGTCGCCGACCTCGACAACGTCGCGAAACTCATCTCCGACGCCCTGAACGGGTGGGCGTGGGTTGACGACCGACAGATTCGGAAGCTCGAGGTCAACGGTTTCGAGAACGCTGGCGATCGTGCCGGAGTTGTCGTGTCATTCGCAATCTACAAGGGGGAGTCATGAACGAGAACCAATTTGCGGGCAGCCTCCAACATCACACGTACTTCCCCGGTGGGCACGCAACCTACGCACGTTGCGAAGGCTGCATGTACGGCTGTCATTTCGAGGAAGTCACATGGCACTCGTGGGCTAGCGAAGACGACATGACCGAAGACGCGGATTACAACGAGCGCATCAAGAAACAAAAGTGCGCGTGCGATTGCGCCGGCCCAAAGGGGGAGTCGTGACTCACATCAATGTTCGGTTGACCAACGACCACGGCGACGTAATGACCGGTGCAGCCCGATACGACGCCGAGTCGTATCGCGTCATCACCGTGAACGGCGCGACCTACTACGAGTCCGTCTGGCTATCACGCGGCTGGGACATCACATACGGGGACGAAGAATGATCACCACATACGCCGACCTCGAACAAGGCAGCGAAGAGTGGCTGGCGGCGAGATGCGGACTCTTGACCGCATCCACCGTTGGCCGCCTAATCACCCCCTCCACGTTGAAAGTTGCCGACAACGAAACGTCACGCGGACTCACCCTGACGCTCGCTGCCGAACGCATCACAGGACACGTCGAATACGTGCACCCCACGTACGACATGCAGCGGGGTACGGAAGACGAACCATACGCACGAGATGTGTACGCCGAGGCACACGCGCCTGTTGACGAGATCGGATTCGTAACCCTCGAACAAGACGGCTACAAAATCGGCTACTCACCAGACGGCTACGTCGGGGCAGACGGACTCATCGAGATCAAGTCCCGTAAGCCTGAGAAACACATCGCCCATGTTCTCGCCGGCAAACCACCCGCCTACAACATGGCCCAAATGCAGGCAGGCATGTTCATCACCGGCCGCAAATGGTGCGACTACATCTCATTCAGCGGCGGACTGCCGCTCTGGACACACCGAGTCTTCCCCGACCCCAGATGGTTTACAGCCATCGACGCCGCAGCGCTCGCATTCGAAGACAACGTGGCAAACATCGTCGACAAATTCACAACCGCTACCGAAGGTCTACCCCAGACCGAACGGCGGCTCGAGATCGAGGAGCTTATGTTCTGATGGACGTTTCCAACGCAATCATCGCCAAAAGCGACCAGCTCAACTCAACGGACCTGATCGCCGGCCCCCAGACGGTCACCATCGTGACCGTCAACCAGGGCAACACCGAACAGCCCGTCAACATCATCACCGATGTCTTCGGCCCTGGACGCCCGTTCAAGCCCTCGAAGACGGTCCTCCGCATTCTCGCAGCAGCTTGGGGCAAAGACACCACCGTGTGGGTTGGACGCCGCATGACTGTCTACCGTGACCCGACCGTCCGGTGGGCAAACGAAGCAATCGGCGGCATCCGTGTCAAAGCGCTCTCCCACATCGACAAGGAGATGGTGTTCAACCTGCCCGTGTCGAAGGGCAAGAACGCGAAGTCAACGATCGAGCCGCTGCCCGACGCTGCACCGGAGCGGGACTGGCTCACCGAACTCACGACAACCGGTGGCGACATTGACCTGATCACTGCACTCGGCAAAGCAGCAAAACAAGCACACGCTGCACCGGCCATCATCGCGGTCATCACGCAGGCATACCACGACGCAAAGGGGGAATCATGAGCAAGAACAGGCGACGCATCGATTGGGAAGAGTTCTGGTTCGGGGCGACCTTGTTTGTCATGGCCCTGTCTCTTCTGGTGGCCCCGTGGGTTGTCGCGATCGTTCGGGGTCACTGATGGGCGAGCAGATGCCTGACCTCGGGTTCACCGTTGACTCCGTCCTGCAACGTGCCCGAGAAATGCTGGCTGCGGAACAAGCACGCGACTGGGACCACCTCGCACGGTTGCAAGACGAACCCGTGTCCGCCGAAGAACAGGCACTAGCTGACGAACTGAGTACGCGCGCCGAGTGGACGTGGGTTACGGGTATTTGCAACAAGGGCGACGGGCATTTCGATGATGAGGGCGCGTGCAGTTCGCACTACTCGGCGGACGTGTACATCATTCCCCGCGCGAACGCCCCGTTCAATCGCCACCCGGACTACGAAGCAATCGCACGACAGATAGGGGAGACCGGACGTGAGTAAACGCATCTACGACGTGGAGGTCACCCGAGATCCCGTCTGGGGTTTGTGGTACCTCGTCTATGTCCCGGAACTGGATACCACCGGTCAGGTTGCGGTTGCTGACGGCGACGCTGGGATCGAGCGCGTAGCCCGTGAAGTGATCGGGCTTTGGCTGGATGCCTACGAGGATTCATTCGGCATCACGATTCGGAAGGTAGCCGATCCATCCGACCGGTGGCTCACAAGGAAGCTGGCGAGAGCATGGGCTGAGGGCCACCAGCATCGCCAGCGTCGCGGCAAGGACAAGTGCAAATGCGGCGCGTGGTCGAAAGGTGAGTGCGCGTGCGGGCGATACGGCAACGGCCCACTCCTGTCACTTGAAGACAACCCTTACAGCAAGGGGGCCGACCGTGGCTGAAATCGTTGCCGCGCTTGCCCTGTTCACGCTCGTCTTGGGAGGCGTCATCGGCGCAACCATCATGACTGTTGTATGCGAGAGAGAAGGCCACCGTGACTGAAATCGTGCGGTTGCACATCAACCTGAACCGTGAGACAGCCGCCGAACTCGACCGGCTGTCGAAGGCCCACGGCTTGAGTCTCACCGAAGTTGTTCGGCGGGCGATCAGCCTCTACGGGTTCATCAATGACGAGGTTGCTGCTGGTCGTACGGTGACCACAGGCACGCGACGGAAACGACGAGAGCTGGTGCTGCTGTGACGCTTGAACAAGACGACTGGCGAGCTGCGGCAGCATGCGCGACAACCGACCCTGACATGTTCTCCGACGACAACTGGCAGATACAAGAACGCGCCAAAACCATCTGCAACACCGTCTGCACCGTCCGAGAACAATGCCTCACCGAAGCAATGGACAACGAAGAGCCTTTCAGCGTCTGGGGAGGGCTTTCGGCACGCGACCGTGCACGACTCCGAAAGCAAACCGCATGAGCACGTCACAACGACCATGCCCACGATGCGGAATCTGGCGCGGCGTCCAACGCATCAACGACAACCGGACATGCGCAGACTGCAACCTCGTACTCAGCCTAGAAGAGAGACAGATATGGGCGACATGAGAATCGGCTCCCTCTTCTCCGGGTACGGCGGACTGGAAATGGGTGTCCAAGCCGTCATCGGTGGGACAACCGCATGGCACGTCGAGTTCGACCAGGCGCCGTCGAAGATCCTCGCCCACCACTGGGACGTACCCAACTACGGCGACATCCGAAACGTCGACTGGTCTGCCGTCGAACCCGTGGACGTACTCACGGGCGGCTTCCCCTGCCAAGACGTGTCATTGGCTGGCCGTCGTGCTGGCATCACTGCTGGCACACGCTCCGGCCTCTGGTCAGAGTTCGCCCACGCGATCGACAAACTACGACCGAAACTGGTGGTGATTGAGAATGTCCGAGGATTGCTTTCTGCCACGGCGGACGGCGCAATGGAACCCGACCCGTGGGGCGTGGGAGACGGGGCAACACGACCTGTTGTCAATGCGTTCGGAGTTGTTCTTGGAGACTTGGCCGGTCTCGGGTATGACGCGCGGTGGTGTGGTGTTCGAGCTGCCGACGCCGGCGCTCCGCACGGAAGGTTCAGAGTCTTCGTCGTTGCTCAAGACCCCAACGTCACAGCTCGCGGTGAACGGCGGGTCACAGCATCCCGAGAAGCGGAAGGCGGGCGGTCACGGGCCGACGCTGGCCGACGAGGTGGAGCACCTGCTAGGGACGCCGACGACGCGGGATCGGAAGGACGGCCCATATCAGGCGAACGTGCCGGTGAATGGGCTGCTCGGGCGGATGATCTGGGAGCTAGTACCTGGGGTCCGTACGAACCCGCAATCCGACGATGGGAAGACGCCACTGGACGTGTAGCCCCCGCGCCGACGAACCCTGATGGGAAGGGCAATGCACATCGTCTGTCTGCTCGGTTCGTCGAGTGGATGATGGGCCTCCCTGACGGGCATGTGACCGATGTTGGTCTGACCCGAAACGAGCAGTTGAAAGCGCTCGGCAACGGTGTCGTCCCGCAGCAGGCCGAGTTGGCCGTACGCACCCTCTTGGAGGTGTTCTGATCGTGTTTCTCACGAGTGAGGACTGTGCCCGCTGCGGTTTCGTGTGCGGGTTGGACGTGTTTTGTAACGGCTGCCGGATTGAGGCGTCCGAATGGAAACCCTTGATGGAGGTGAGTTAGTGCGGATCAGGAGTATCAAACCGGAGTTCTGGCGGTCGTCAGATATCTCGTCTCTTGCGATCGAGGACAGGTTGCTGTTCGTCGGGTTGTGGTCGTATGTCGATGACAACGGGGTGGGTAGGGACAAGCTGTCCGCTATCGCCGCTGACCTGTTCGCGGATGATCTTGAGCGTGATGCTCCGGAGACTTTCGCGAGAGTGTCGCGAGGCCTCGCGAGGCTTTCCGAAGCTGTTCGCATCGTCCGGTACACGGTCGCGGGGGACGATTTTCTGCGCATTGTGAACTGGTCGAAGCATCAGCGCATCGATAAGCCGGGTAAGGCCCGCTATCCCAGTGATGACGCGGATGATGCGGTGATTCGCGAGAGTGTCGCGAACATTCGCGAGGGTGTCGCGCCCGGAACAGGGGAACAGAGGAACAGAGGAACAGGGGAGAAGAAGAACACTTCCGCATCTTCGATGCTCGTGAGCGAGTTCGAACGCGCATGGCCACATTGGCCGAAGAAGACGATGCGGAAGCAAGCTCTCGACCAGTTCAAGCGTGCCTTCGAGAAGACGTACACGGGTACTGCAACAGGCTTGGCGGATTGGGTCATCCAGTTCGGTGACGCCTATGAGGCGACGACGGAACGTCAGTACGTTCCAGCTCTTAGCGCGTGGCTGCGTGGCGAGCGGTGGACGGACGAGTTGCCGTCGAAGCCCGCGGGCCGAACTGGTGTCGCGAAGGCTGACGTGAACTTCAATGAGTACGAGCGCCTGTATGGAGGTGGTGGCAATGGAGGAGCGGGAAGCGTTCCAGCTCTTGACCCTGGCGTCGGCTAGGGATGGGCGGACGGTGTCTCAGGCTGTGGCTCGTGTGTGGGCGTCTGACTTGGAGCGGGTGTCACTTGATGATGCTGTTGCTGCGATTCAGACGCATTACCGGGAGTCGACGGATTGGTTGTTGCCGGCGCACATTGTTCGGAATGTGGCTCGGTTGCGTGAGGCGCGACTGCCGTTGCGTGCGGTTGAGGCGGCTGCTCGTGAGTGCCCTCAGCATGCGGGGTATCCGTTGCCGTGTCTCAGATGCGAGGCGTTCTGATGAAAGTCACGGTCGACCTGGATGACAGGTTGTGGGCGCGGCTCGCGTCGAAGGCTGACGGTCGTGGTGTGAAGGTTGGCGACTTGTTGGTGGAGGCGTTGACTTCTGTGGTCGCGCCGAAGCACAGGTCACGTTTGGCCCCGGTTTCTGATCCTGCACGGCGGGAGGAAATTCGACGGTTTCATGGGCTGCATTTTTCGGCGGATGAGATCGCGAAACGTTTGGGGTATCGGGCGGACACGGTTCGTTCGACGTTGGTGGATTTGGGTTTGACGAAGGGAAAGCGCTGATGGCGATTGTTCAGTTGAAGGATGTTGTGGTGTCGCGTGTGAATCGCACGGGCAACGGGATCAAGGTGTTGGAGGAGAACGAGTCGGGCGGGAAGACGTACAAGACGTATTTCAGTGTGTGGTTCAAGGAGCCGCATGGTCTGTCCGAGGGCGACAAGGTTTCGCTGTCGGGGTTCCTGGGGGCGAAGATTGGTGACCCGTGGACTGACCGGGATGGGAATGAACGCACGTCGGTTGAGTTGTCGGTGAACAGTCCGCGACTGTCGGGCGAGACTGCCGCCCCCGTGACTGCCCCTGCTGCGTCGTGGGAGACTTCCCCTGCGAGCGGATACGAGTCCAGCGAGGTTCCATTTTGAGAGGCGTAGACCATGGCTGAGGCGGCGCGAGAGGTTCCGGTGTTTACCTGTCATGACTGTACGTTCGCAACCGCACTGGTTGAACGGGCCGAGCGGCACGAGCACGTGACTGGTCATGACGTTTGGGAGGAGGACTGATGACTGAGGAAGCACGAGAAGCGGCGATCGACAGTTACCACGACACCCATCCGCCTGACATGGCGGCTGGGTATCGAGCGCTGCTGGATTCTGGCTTCGCAGCAGGTTTCGATGCGGGTGTTGCGGAGGGGCGCAGGCAAGCCCGAGAAGCCGTCGCGGGCGAACTTCTCGCGACTGATCTTGAGGATGTGCGGAAGCCGGATGTCATTTGGCGAGACGACGCACTGTCCGCTATCGACGCACTGACCACTCGCGACTAACTGAACACGCATCCTTTTTCTGGGTCGCATCCTTTCGGGGGTGCGACTTTTTCGTGTCCTTCGAGGGGGTATCTGGTGAGGTTGCACGTTTTCAAGATCCGCCCTCATTGGGTGGTGTTTCATCCGTCTGGTTTGTGTTTGTGGGCGGGGTACGAGTGGGTGGACGCGATTGGGTTCGCAACAGGGAGGAAACAATGAGCACGGAACTTGATGTTGCTGTTGAGAAGTTGACACGACCATGGAGTGATGTCGTCACGATTGGCGGCGAGTACAAGCATGTGAACTACGACCCGCTGTTGGACATGCTCGCGAAGGCGAAGACTTCATCGTTGGGTCGGACGGCTTCGGGTCGGTCGTCGCAGGAGGCGCGGAACCCGTTCAATATTCCGGCGTTTGATCTGTGGGAGCGTATCGACGGGCAGACGCGGGCGTGGTTGCGGGAGTTCGGGAGGCCGGCACCTCGAGACCTTCGCGAAGCGGTGACCGTGCTGCATAAGACGTTGGCTGAGTTGTGGTCGGGGCAGCGCATCCAGGAGTCGTTGTTTCTGCGACTGTCTGGGGTGGTGGCCCGGTGGGTGCCTGACATTTGGGCGTTGTTCCACCCGGTTGATGGTGTCGCGCTTGATGGTGCGTGTCCGAATTGTGAGGCGGAGTGGGTGATCAACTTCGAGGGTGCGCAGACTCGTGCTTTGGTGTCGGTTGTTGAGGCAGGGGAGCCGGGTGTGCGTTGCCGGAATGGTTGTGGTTGGGAGGTGTCGGGGAAGCGGCAGACGATCGAGTTCGCGTTGCGGTTGGGCGCGACACCCGACCTCGACGAGCTGGGACGAGAGGACGAGCGATGAGCTACGCACGCTTTGGTTCTGGCAGCGACGTGTACGTGTACGCCCACGTCTACGGTTTCATCGAGTGCTGCGGATGCAGCCTCGGAGACGCGTGGGACTTCCACAGTCCCGCCGACATCGTTGACCATCTGCGGGAGCATGTCGCAGCAGGACACAACGTTCCCGACCGTCTGCTCGATGAGGCGCTGTACCCGCCCGAGGACTTCGTCGGCATGTGCATGGTGCACATGTGCCGCGAGAATGCTGGACACGACGGCGACCACACCCCGACCAACAACGAGCGAGACGAGCAGATTCGGACACGAACTACAAGCTTGTAATTCGATACAAAACGTGAGACAATGAAATCACGCGCTAGAAGTGTTTCTTCTAGCGCTTTTGTCTTCCCTCGGCACACGCGGTTACCTTCGCTATAGCCAGCCTGTACGGCTGAGCTGATGAACACAGCGCGGTTGTGGCCTTGAGGGATCATCGTCCCCGCCATCCTCACAAGGGTTGGCGGGAGACCGGCGCATGCCAACACCATGCAAAGCCCACGGCGGGTGCCGACAGCCGTACGGGATCCGATTTGGTCGAGTCGATTGACTCCGCGAGGCGAACGCGCGCGGACATTTGGTCGTTATCTGAGATCGTGACTCAGGGATTCCACGGGGTTGTCAGCGCGAGCCTGACTCCAGCACCGTCAAAGTGGTCATTCGTGACAGCTCGCATCGGCCTCTAGGCAACAGGTAGACCACTTTCGCTCAAACCGAGAGATGCTGCCAGTTCGAATCTGGCGAGGCCGACGATGCGAGTATCCGGTACGCAAGGTTGCAACGCTCGCAGAAATTGAATAAGTGCTGGGCCGGCAGACGCATTCCGGCCAACAACTCCATAGGGCATAGACCAATTCATGACAGCCCTTAGGAGGGCACACCATGAGCCTCGCAGCTCGTTTGCAGGAAGCACAAGACACCCGTAAGCCACTGTTCGACTCATGGGTGCTGACACTTGACGACGAAGACCTGAAAGCGTTGGCCACAGCAGCAGCCAACCCTCGAGTCAACAGTCGCAACCTTGCGGCGCTGATCCGTGCGGAAGGCGTCCGCGTGGGCGTCGAATCGCTCGATGCTTGGAGAAGGTCGAATGGGTACCCTGGCTGACCGTTTGACGCAACCGACCGCGAAAGAGTCGGAGTACCGCCCCAAGACTGAGTTCGATGGTCGTTCTGGTTTCATCCAGACTGGCCCGCTCGAGACGGCACCGAAGTCGCACACTGAGATCCTGGAACTGTTCGGGTATGACCCGACTGAGGTTCGGATTGTTGGTGCCCCGCGTGTGTCGAAGTGGCAGACGTACGATGAGCGTTGGTTGTCGTCGTTCCGGTTCAATCTTGAGCCGGTGCACGACTCGCGTGTTGATGACCTGTTCGCACTGATCCGGAAGCACAAGGCTCACAAGCCTGTCGGTGTCGGGTCATCGGTGTTCAACTTTCAGAGCGGCGACCAGCAACTCGGAAAGTCAGACAACGGTGGGTCCGACGCGATTGTCGAACGGTTCCTAGAGTCCGTCGATGGTGCGGTAGCCGAGTACAAGGCGCTTCGTAAGCGTCGCAACATCGGCTCGATCAACCTCATGTTCCCGGGCGACTGCTTGGAAGGCAACGTTAGTCAGGGTGGCCGCAACATGTGGCGCACTGACTTGACGATCACCGAGCAGATGCGCGTGTTTCGCCGTCTCCTCATGGATGCGGTCAAGGCGTTTGCCCCGCTCACGGACGAACTGTTCCTGCGGGTTGTGAACGGCAACCATGATGAGGCACAGCGCTTCCAGAACACGCGACCGGATGATGGTCATGCTACTGAGCAGGCGATCGCGGTTTCGGATGCATTGAAGCTGAACCCTGCCGCCTATGGTCACGTGACTGTCGAGGTTCCCCCGCTTGATCAGGGGCACATGACTGTTGCTGCTGGTGACTCGATCTTCACGATTGCTCACGGGCATCAGTGGCGCAAGGGTCAGGGGATGAACTGGTGGGCTGGTCACACGTTCAACGGGGGTAACCCTGGTGCGGCGAACATCCTCGCTCACGGTCACACTCACGCTTTCGAGTTGGAGACGACCGGCAACCGTGTTCGTATTTGCGGCGCAACGTATGAGGGTGCTTCGAATTGGTACAAGGAGGGCACGGGCGGCACGGCTAAGCGTGGCGGTCTCGTGTATACGACGAATGCGGGCGAGTTCTCGGATTTGAGTCTCGTGTGACCGACACCCGTTGCGGCCTCCTACCTACCCTGTTTCTGCCGTTCCTCGTCTGTTGGGGGTTGCTGATGTGTGTTTGGCGTGGTCGTGGTAACCGGTGAGCCGTCGTCGCGAATTCTGACGCACGCCGATCGGTGTGATGTTCGTGGTTGTGGTGCTCGTGCGTTTGCGCGTGGCCTGTTTTCGGAGCTTCGTGAGGAGCAGAAGACGGCTGCGGTTGACATGTGCGGGCACCACTTTCTCACGGCTCCTGCTTCGTTTCGGGAGCAGGCGTATCACGTCATTGATGAGACCGACCGAATCCTGGAGGACTGACCGTGGCTGAGGCGTATCGCATGCCGAACGATTGCATCGAATGTGAGCACGGCGGCTGGGGACATGTCTGCGGTGGTTGCGGAACCTTCCTTGGTCACGAAATGGGCGAGTGCGGCGACCTGACGTGCGTTCGCTACGAGGAGGCCGAACGTGTCTGAGAGGCAATCCGGGGCATGCATCCTCTATTTCCACGACGAGTGCGAGGGTCACACGCGATTCGACAAGGCACCGTGCGACTGCAAGTGCCATGCAGAGTGATGCGTAATTGGCGTCCATCGGTCACGCGTAGGTACATCGATTTTCTGTTCAACCGTGAGGAGACGGTCGTGACTGAACCGGAGTCCGAGCAGACTCGCCGTACGACGCAGATGATCCTTGACCGGATGTTCGATGAGGGTGATTGGCAGTTGCCGCCGTCTGATGAGTCAAAGGTCGGTCAAGACTGATGAACCACACGACGACTGATCCCGTTTGCGTGTTTCATCGACCGCCGCACGGGTGGTTGGCGCAACGGCGTTTCGACCGTGCGCGCGGGAATGCGTGTCGGGTCTGTTTGCCCGCGAGCGACGAACTGACAGACTAAAGACTGGTCGTAAGTCCGGGCCTATAGGGGCGCTAACCACGTCTCTCGGATTAGCCCGGTAGCTACAGGATGCTATGCCCCTGAAAGGGGGAGCGGTTCGAATCCGCAACGATCACCAAACGTTGGAGACGACGATGACTGCTGCGCCCGATCACAAATGTCCCGAGTGCGGCAAGTTCGCTGCACGGTTCTCGCCTGTGTACTCACCCTCCGCGTTCGCCGCTATGGGCGGGCCGGATCATTTCGCGTGTGACCGTTGCGTTCAGGCCGACTCATGCAAATCGTGACTCCTGAGTCTCATCCGCATGGTGTCCGTTGTGGTGTGTGCCGGCAGGTCATTGATTACTGGAACGTGTACATGACCGCGTTGGACTCAATGACCGGTGATGGTGTCGCGGTTGAGACCATTCGCTGCATCGACTGCACCTAGGAGGCGGCATGTCACTTGAGACGAAAACCGCCCTTGACGCAGCTATCGACGCACACTTCGCCGACGAAACCGATGGCGCACTCGTGAGCGGATACATCCTGCAACTCTTCGGATCATCCTTCGATGACCTCGACCAAGGGCAGGTCAGCGTCCTCCGCGAAGTAGCTGAGGGGCAGAACTTCATCACCTCGCTTGGTATCGCTGACTACATCTCCCAAACCATCCGGCACACGGTAACGGAAACGGTGTACTTCGGAGACGACGAAGACGACTAACTGAATACGCGGGGGTTCCGATGCTCACAGGTCAGGTCGCTGTCATCGGGAACCGCGGCTGGTTCGGACGTGCTGTGCAAGTCGTCACCCGGTCGGCATGGAACCACAACGTGGTCGCGATCAACGAGCTTGAGTGCGTGTCGGCAGAACCAGGCGGCGCAATCATCCGCCCCATCAGCTATTACAACACTGACACTGTTGCATGGTCACAGTTCGACCTCACCCCGGAGCAACGCGACCGCATCAGCATGTGGGCGTTCAACCACTTGGGTACTGAGTACGACCACCTCGGGTTCGTGGCCATTGCGGTGACGAAGATTCTTGGCCCGTTCGCACCCCGCTGGTTGCTGAGGTACATCGGCACACGCGACCGCCTCATTTGCTCATACCTGTGTGATCTCGCGTTGCAGGCGGGCGGCATTCACGTGTTCAAAGACCACCGCCCTCGAGGCTGTGTGACACCGGGCAGCTTCGGGAAAATGTTCGTCTTGAGAGGGTGGGCAGACAAGCCATGAACGACTTGCTCAACGAACTTGAAGAGGCCGTCGAAGAGTTGGTAGCTGCAACCATCCGTCTCGCATGGGCACCAGACGTACACGGTGACACAGGCGACACGTTGACTGTTGAAGCAGCAGCCGACCGACTTGAACAACGGCTAGGGGAATGACTACCAATGTTCACGTGTGAATACCCCAACTGCGGTGCCGAATACACGTCAGCCTTCGCAGCAGGGGAGTGCGAGGAGCAAGACCGTAGAGAAGACCGCAATACGCGGGGGTGGGCGAAGCGGTACGACTTCCACCGTAAGGACTAGCGCATGCGTGTCTGCTCGCAGGCTGGATGCCCTACCCTCTACGACACACCCCACTCACGCTGCCCCACCCACCGTGCAATTGCCGACAGGGCTAGGGGCACAGCAACAGACAGAGGCTACGCCTCACGTGGGCACAAGAACTTCCGCAACCAAACCTTGACGCGTGACCCCATCTGCACCCTGTGTGGTGTACGTGAGAGCACAGTCGCAGACCACTACCCGATCAGCCGGCGCGACCTCATCGAGTTCAGCATGGACCCCAACGACCCCGCCCACGGGCGCGGACTTTGCAAGCCATGCCATGACAGCTCCACCGCCGAGAACCAGCCAGGAGGCTGGAACACCCCGAACTGAACACAAAGGAACCGCGGACTAATTACCCGCGCAGGAAGCCCCGACCACTCCCTTGGTCGGGGCTTCCGCATTTAAGGGAGCACGCTATGCGCGTATGCAACATGGATGACTGTGACCGTAAGCACGTGGCCCGAGGGCTGTGTGGCACGCACTACAACCAGACGTTCTGCCCCGACCGACACCGCAAGGTAGAGGTAGCGTGCGACGGATGCGGTAAGGCAGTAGCCAAGGAAGCATCACGCAGCAACAGGTATGCCAACGTCTTCTGCACTTACGCATGCAGGGACGCACACACGCACGCCGAAGTCAGGGCCTCTAAGCAGAGGGTGGCGGTCTACCGCGCCCCCTCCCGGCTAGGGCGCATGCTCGCCGCTGCTACCCCGCATGTGACCTCAACGCACGCTTGGACTGCTGGTACCTGCAAGGAATGCAGTGCCCCCTTCGTGGACAACCAACCCATGACCCGCTTCTGCGGCAAGGTGTGCGCCAGGGTGTGGCACCGCAGGGACTGGAAGCGGCGCACCAACCGCATCGTTGATCCTGCTGTACGCGCACTGGTGTACGCGCGTGATGCAGGTATCTGTCAGCTCTGCTTCGAGGTAGTGGACATGGATGCCCACTACCTACACCCACACGCACCCACTGTTGACCACATCATGTGTCAATCGTGGACAAGCGAACCAGACCACGGCGTCAACAACCTTCGTCTTGCGCATCGCATCTGCAACGCAGCGAGAGGCGACGAGGGTCATGGTTTCCGCAGGTGGGCAGCGGCCTCATAGGGTGGGCAGGGACCCCCTAGGGGTATAGGGCAAAACACCGCCGGTGAGGTGGCTCGATGGTGCGGCGGGTTCAAACATTTCGAAGGACCTCCGCAATGGGGGCCTTTTCCTATGTCCGCGCAATGCGGGTGGAGGTTGATTATGCGTGGTGGTGCTCGTAATAGGTCTGGGCCGGCTGCTGATCCTCGATCGGGGCGGTCTGATCGTCGTGGGTTTTCGTTTACTGCTTTGCCTGCTGAGGGTTACACGGGCGATGTTCCTGCGTTTCCGATTCCGGATGCTTTCGGTCGGCTGCTGGATGTTTGGGCTGACTTGTGGTCGACACCGCAGGCTGCCGCGTGGGCGGTCCAGCCGTGGCGGTGGCCGCATGTTGCGGATCTGGCTCGAATGATGGTGCTTTCGGAGGATCCGAAGGCGCAGGTCGGGATTTGGACGCATATTCGGCAGGCTCGAGCGGATCTTGGGTTGACGCCGGCTGGTTTGAAGGAAAACGGCTGGGCGATTGCTGTTGATGAGGTTTCAGAGCGCCGCGATGCGGCTGATGATGCACCTGTTGGGGAGGTTCCGCAGCAGCGTCGGTTGAGGGCGGTTTCCGGTGACTGAATACGTGGTGGATTTCCCCACGATGGGTGATCTGGCCGACAAGTGGCTTGAGGTTCACGCACGTGTTCCGAATGGCTTCATGAAGGGTCGCCCGTTCACTCAGTCAGATTGGCAGTTTTGGTGCACGGCGAACTTCTACCGTGTGCGCGTAGGCGCTGAGTTCGTCCATCCTGACGATGCGACAGATGAGAACCCGGTGCTGTTGAACCAGGCGTTCGTTTATCGGCGCGCTCAGGTTGTTGCGCCGCAGAAGACCGGTAAGGGTCCGTGGACTGCTGCGATTGTGGCGCTCGAGGCCGTTGGGCCTTCTGTGTTCGCTGGGTGGGCTGAGGGTGGCGAGGTTTACCGGTGCAGTGATTTCGGTTGCCCGTGTGGGTGGGGCGAGAAGTCGCACCGCGTACCTGCGTTCGTCTACCAGGATGGCGAGCCGATGGGCATGCGTCATCCGTCGCCGTTGATCCAGTTGACGGCGAACTCTGAGGAGCAGGTCAAGAACGTCTATCGCCCGTTGTCGGCGATGATCCGTCAGGGGCCGCTCTCGGAGCTGCTTTTGATCCGTGAGGGCTTTATCCGCATTGTGGGTGAGTCTGGCGATGATGAGGCTGACCGTATCGACGTCGTGTCGTCTTCGGCACGTTCGCGTCTTGGTAACCCGATTTCGTTTGCGGTTCAGGATGAGTCGGGCACGTACACGACGACGAACAAGATGGTCGAGGTTGCGGAGACGCAGCGTCGTTCTGCTGCCGGTATGGGTGGGCGTTCGTTGGAGACGACGAATGCATGGAACCCGGTCGAGAATTCGACGGCTCAACGCACGTTTGAGGCGAAGTCGGATGACGTGTTCAAGTTCTTCCGTCAGCCTCCTGCTCACCTGTCGTACAAGAACAAGCGTGAGCGGCGACAGATTCATGAGCACGTCTACAAGGGGTCGCCGTGGGTAGATCTGAACTCGATCGAGGCAGAAGCGGCTGAGCTGATGCAGTCCGATGCTGCGCAAGCGGAGCGGTTCTTTGGGAACCGTCTCGTTGCTGGTGATGGGCAGTGGATGGACATGCCGAAGTGGGCGACGAAGGCGGCGAAGCGGGACCTCCCGTTCGGGGCGAAAGTCTGCCTCGGTTTCGATGGTTCGGATAACGACGACTTCACGGGCATCCGTCTCGAGACGTTGGACTACTACCAGTTCACCCCCACCTATGGCGCGGCCAATCGGCGGACCCTTTGGGAGCCGAAGGCTTGGGGTGGGCGCATCCCGAAGGATGAAGTGCGCGCCGCGGTCGAGGAGATTTGCGCGAAGTACAACGTCGTTCGCGCCTACTTGGACCCGCAGTTCTGGGAGACCGAGATTGACGAGTGGGCGTCGAAGTATGGCGACAAGGTGTTCGTCAAATGGCCGACGAACCGGATCACGTCGATGTGGGCCTCCTTGGAGCGATTCCAGGGAGACGTCTACGACAAGGACGCCCGGTTCCGTCACGACGACGACGACCAAGTCAAGATCCATGTCGCGAACGCGGTCATCCGTGCACGCGGCTTGGACCCGGCCACCGAGAAGCGACGCTACTTCCTCGGGAAGCTGACTGACCACCAGAAGTTCGACTACGCGATGTCATCTGTGCTGGCCCATGAGGCCGTCTGCGATGCGATTGCTGGTGGTGCGCTCGAGGAAGAACCAGACGAGTACGTGTATTTCTAATTGACCTAATTGGAGGCTCAATGAGTGCGACCGATGCTCTCCAAATGGTGAACCGTTTGTATGCCCGTCTGAATGGACGCCGGCCGGACTTTGATGAGCGTGAACGGTATTACGAGGGCGATCAGCCTTTGACGTTTGCGACTGAGGAGTGGAAGAAGGCGAACGCCGCCCGCTATGTGGGGTTCTCTGACAACTGGTCGCGTCCGGTGGTTGATGCTGAGGCTGAGCGTCTTCGGTATACGGGTGTGAAGTTGGATGAGTCGAAGTATGGGGATGCTGCGAAGAAGCTTCACGAGCAGTGGCTTCTGAATGAGATGGACATGCAGTCTTCTCAGGGGTTTGTTGCTTCGTTGACGACTTCGCGGTCGTACGTGATTGTGTGGGCTGATCCGTTCACTCAGCAGCCGACGATTTCGTGGGAGCACGGCGCTGACGTTGAGATCGAATACGACTGGGCGGATGGTCGTCGTCGTGTGGCTGCGTTGAAGACGTGGGCTGACTCTGGTGTCGAGTACGCGACCTTGTACACGCCGCAGTGGGTGTGGAAGTTTCAGCGGAACCGTTCGACGTCGCAGATGCAGGAGGCGTCGCAGCCTGACCAGGCGCGGGTGCGTCATGCGGGGTCGACTGGTGGTTGGGTTGCCCGTGAGGTTATGGGTGAGCAGTGGCCGTTGGCGAATCCGCTTGGCCTTGTGCCGGTTGTGGAGTTCGCCAACCGTCCGACGTTGAAGGGTGACCCGATCTCTGAGATTCAGGGTGTCATTCCGATGCAGAACGCGATCAACCTGTTGTGGGCGTACCTGTTCCTTGCTGCTGATTATGCGTCGATGCCGGCGCGGGTTGTGTTGCATCAGGGGCCACCGAAGATGCCTGTTCTTGATGCCGAGGGTAAGAAGATCGGCGAGAAGGATGTTGACATCAAGGATCTTGCTGAGAAGCGGCTCCTGTACTTGTCGGGTGCTGACACGACGATTGATTCGTGGGAGGCTGCACGGCTCGACGTGTTCACGGGTGTGATTGAGAAGGCTGTCGGGCATATTGCGGCTCAGACGCGCACCCCTCCGACCTATTTGGTTTCGACGGCTGGCATGTCGAATGTGAACGGTGAGGGGTTGAAGGCTTCCGAGATCGGTCTTGTGAAGAAGTCCCTCGAGTTCCAGTCGTTCGCTTCGCCGGCTATCCGTGAGGTGTACCGGCTTGTGGCCCTGGTCCTCGGGGATCAGTCGTTGGCGCAGGCTGCACGGTTGGCGACGATCACGTGGGCGAACCCGGAGATTCGTTCGGAAGCTCAGTTGGCTGATGCGTTGCTCAAGAAGCGGAACCTTGGTTACCCGCTCGAGTACCTGATGGAGATTGACGGGTTGGACCCGTCTGACATCGAACGTGTGCTTGCCATGCGGGAAAAGGAACTGGAAGACCCGCAGATTGCAGCGGCGATGAGGGGGCTTGATGATTCCCCAGGCAGCTCAGGAGCAGTATCGGGTTCAGCAGCGGATAGCGGGGGCGACGGCAGCTAGCGTAGGCAAGCTGTGGCGGACACTCGGGGATGATTTCTCGAACGATTGGGTGTTCGCCCGCCCTCGCGTTCTGGCTGTGGTGCAGCAGGGCCGTGATGCGGCTGTTCGTCGGGCTGTCCCGTATACGCCGGATGTGTTGGCGGAGACGGGGCAGGTTGCGCGGCCCGTGGGCGAGTTGAACCCGGAAAGGTTCACGGCTGCCGCCCCGGATGGTCGGTCGATGGGTTCGCTGCTCGACGAGTCGGTCATTGCGACGAAGGTGGCGATCCGAGACGGCGCGACTGTCGATGAGGCGTTGCGCTCTGGCGGTTCTCATCTGATTCGTGACGTGTTGACGGTGCTTGCGGATACGCGCCGGCAGGTCTTCGGGGCGGACATCACGCAGCGTCCCGCTATCGGCGGGTATGCGCGCATGTTGAATGCGCCGTCGTGCTCGAGGTGTGTGTTGTTGGCGGGGCGTTGGTATCGCTGGAACCAGGGGTTTCAGCGGCATCCGCGCTGCGATTGCATGCACATTCCGTCTGCCGAGAACCGTGCCGGCGACTTCCGCACCGACCCTAAGGCGTACTTCGATTCGCTGTCTGCCGGTGAGCAGGATCGGGTGTTCACGAAGAACGGTGCGCAGGCGATCCGAGACGGTGCGGACATGAGTCGGGTTGAGAACGCCCGGTTGCGTGGTCTCAGCACTGAGACTTCGCATCGGAAGTTCGGCACCCCTTACCGGTTGACGGTGGATGACATTTACAGGGCGGCGGGTACGCGTGATGACGCGATCCGTTTGCTGCTGATGGAGGGCTACATTCGCCCTTCTCTTTGACTTCCCGCTCCTCGCGGGAGATTACCGCCGCGCAATGCGGCACCAACCCACTAGGAGCAATTCCATGTCGGAAGAAATTGTCGACGCTGTCGACACTGAACTCGTTGAGGCCCCCGCTGAGGTTGAGGCACCCATTGAGGGTGCTGAGGCGCTTGGTGATCCGGGTAAGAAGGCTCTCGACACGATGAAGGCGGAGCGCAAGGCTGCGACCGATCGTGCGAAGGCTGCTGAGGCTGAGAGGGATGCGCTCAAGGCGCAGCTCGAGGGCCGTGAGGCTGAACACGCGAAGGAGCAGGAGCGTCAGGCGGCGAAGGATGAGGCGTTGGCTGCGGCTAACAAGCGCATCCTGTCCGCTGAACTTCGTGCTGCCGCTAAGGGGAAGCTTGCTGACCCTACTGACGCGGGTCTCTATATCGATCTCAATGAGTTTGAAGTGTCGGATGACGGTGACGTCAATTCCGACTCGTTGCGTGAAGCGATCGACGACTTGCTGGCTCGTAAGCCGCACCTCGCCGCTGACACCCGCCTTTTCAGCGGTGCTGCGGATCAGGGTGCGAAGGGCACGAGCGGGCCGTCGCAGTTGCGCGAAGCGGATCTCGATTCCATGTCTGTCGCTGAGATCAACCAGGCGCGCCGTGATGGGCGTCTCAACAAAATCCTCGGCATTTCCTGAAAGGAGTAGCCACACATGGCTATTACCAACTACATCCCTACGATCTGGCACGCAAGCCTCCTCGAGAACTTGCACCAGAACACGTTCGTCATCCCGACGCTGAACCGCGACTACGAGGGCGACATTGTCAACGGTGGTGAAGCGGTGAAGATCACCGGTTTCACTCAGCCGACGATCGGCACCTACGCGGGTTCGATCACCCGTCAGGCGCTCACCGACTCGAGCCAGACGCTCAACATTGACCAGAAGCGTTACTACGCTTACCTCGTCGATGACGTGAACAAGGTGCAGGCTGCCGGGTCGTTCGACGCTTTCCAGCGTGACGCGGCTGCTGGTCTGGCTGATGTCGCTGAGGACTTCGTTCTCACCGGCATGATCTCGGGTGGCACTTCGGCTGGCACCACGGCGGTCACGAACCTTGCGACTGCTGATGCGGCTGTCGTGAAGATCCGTACCGCTCTTGTGAAGGCGAAGGTGCCGTCGAGTGACCGCTACCTCGCCGTGAACCCGGAAGCTGCTGCGTTCCTCATGGACGCTGGCGGGTCGCTGTTCAAGGCGAACGAGTCCGCGTCGGATGAGACCATCCGCAACGGTGTCATTGGTCGTTACCGCGGCTTCACCGTCATTGAGTCGCCGTCTGCGTCGCTCGTGAACACCAACAAGCCGGTCTTCATCGGCTACTGGGGTCGTGCGGTTGGCTTCGTGCAGCAGCTCGTCAAGCAGCGCGCAAACGTCGCGCTCGACGCGTTCGGTGACCAGATCGACGGCCTGCACGTCTACGGTGCCAAGGTGCTTCGCACCACCGCCGTTCAGACGTACGTCAGCCTCTAAGGAGTAACGGTGGACGCATTCGCAACGTATCAAGATCTTGAGGCCCGGTTGAACCGGGTCTTTTCTGTTGAAGAGCAGGATTGGATCACGACGCTGTTGGAGGATGCGTCCACCTATCTTCGTGAGGATGTCATTGGTTTTCAGGTCTTCCCGCAGTCGACGGTCACGTTTGATGCGTGGCCGTCGAACGGGGAGGTTGTGTTGCCGCAGCAGCCGGCTCAGTCCGTTGGGGCTGTGACAGTTGGGGTGACTCCGATCTCGTTTGTCCTGCGTGACGGTTCCGTATTCGTGGATACGCGCGATGAGGTGACTGTCACGTTCACGTACGGCTATGCGGCTGCCCCTGAGGGGTTGAAGCGGTGGGCGTGCGTGTTGGTGTCGCAGGCGTTGGTGCCGCTCGAGTTGAACCTTGGTTTGACGGTCGGCGGGCTGTCTTCCGTTGCGCTCGACGATTTCAAGGCTGCGTTTGCTGATGGCGGCGAGGGCACTGGCATGAGCCTGTCTGACCGGAACATTGCGTTGATTCGTCGGCAGTATTCGTCTGACGTGCATGTTGGGGGGATGCGGTGAGCATTCTCTCTGGTGCGCTGGCGTGGGGGCGTTCGTTGGCTGAGGTCCGCATGTCGGATCAGGTGCGTGTCTTTCGTCGCGTTCTGGGTCCGATTGGCGCGGATGGCAATCCGACCGTGACTGACACGGACGTGTATGTCGGCAAGTGTCGTCTGGTGCTTCGTTCGTCTGTGGTGCGTGATGTTGATGCGCAGTCGCAGTTGCTGGGTGTTCAGCAGCCTGAGTTGCATTTGCCGGTTGCGGGTTCGTCTGGTGTGAGGAACGCGGATCGTTTTGTGCTTCTTGAGTCGGAGGGTGATCCGTCTCTTGTGGGGTTGTCGGGTGTTGTGGCGGGCATGTTTCCGCATACGGGTTCGACGGCCAGACGGTTGCCGGTGGAGGTTGCGTCATGACGTATGCAGAGGGCGGTTTCAACCCTGCGAAGGATGGTCGGCGATTCAGGATCGATACGAGAGTCGCTCCGGAGTGGGTGGCGTACTTCTCTGGTCGGGCTGCAATCGACTGGGCGGAACGCAATCGAGCGACCGCGGAAGAGGCATATCGCCGCTTGCGTGACGGGGGCGACGATGGCTGACGGTCTCAGCTTCGATTTCTCGGAGATCAACACGCTCACTGCCGACCTTCTCGCTGCGCCGGCTAAGACGTTGCCGAAGATCCGGCAGGCGCTCGAGGTGTCCGCCCGTCATGTGAAGGACGATTGGCGTGACGCGTGGAAGGGTTCCGGGCATGTTCCGGGCGGTGCTGCGTCGATCAGCTACGACATCATGGGCTTCGCGAACGCGTACGTGGGTGCGTCTGCAATGTCGGCTGACATTGGGCCGTCGTTGCGTGGGCAGGGTCCGATCGTGGGCATGCTCGAGTACGGCACTCCGAACACTGGCCCGCGCGGGTTTGGTGCTGAGGCTCTGCATAAGAACGAAGCGGATTTCGTGAAGGGCATTGAGCTGGCGACGGAGGACATCCTGTGAGCGCAGAAGCACATCACGACGCCCTCGTTGCTCGTTTGAAGGCGCACCAGTATTTGTCGGATGCGGTGTTCGAGGTTGGGTCTGTCCCGCCGAACACTCCGTTGCTCCGGTATGTGGTTGTGGCGTCGTCTCTTGGTGATCGTGAGCAGGTTCGTTTCACGGCTGGGAAGACATCGTTGACGACGAGTCATGTTCTGTATTGCGTCGGTTCGACCTCAGCTTCGGCTCGGAAGGTCGGGTCTTGGGTTGAGGCTCAGATGCTCGACTACAACCTGACGATCTCTGGGCGTTCTGTGCGCCGGCCCGACCCGTGGACTTCTCGTCCTATCCAGGTTGATAAGGATGGCCCGATTGTGTGGCCGTTTGCGACGATCTCGTTTGATATCACGTCCGAACCTGCCTAGCCCGTCCTACACCTCTTGAGAACCCCGCCTTGTGCGGGGTTTTCGCATTTAAGCGACCCGCCAACCCGGTGGGTAACCCGGTCCTGCGGGTTCTCCGACAGGACTCAATAGAAGGAGAATCCTATGGCGTTGGAAACTACTCCGACCTCGTCCCAGTCCGATGGCAAATGGCGGATCTGGTCCGTCCCGATCGGGAGCAACGCGCTTAGCGTTGCGATCCTTAACGGTGCGACCGCGAAGTCCCTCACGTACGGCCTCACGGCTGATGGTTTCGACCACCAGACCACGCAGGCGACCGTTGAGGACAAGCGTCTCACGCTGGTCCAGGACTTGTCCGCGCCTGGTCGCGTCACGGAGACGGTGAACCTCAAGGTCGTGTCATCGACGACTTCCGACTCGGCTGACCAGGTGCTGTCGGCGCTGGCTGTCAGCGGCGCGCTGATTCAGCTCACGGTTCGTCGCGCGGTGGACAACGCGACGATCGCGACGGTTGCTCAGGTCGTGGATGTTCTCACGGGCCGTGTTGGTGTGCGTCGTGCTGATGCGCCGGTTGAGAACGGTGTTGACACGGCTCAGTACCAGTTCTTCCCGTCTTCGCCGACTCAGCGCCAAGCAGTGCTCGTCGCGTAATTAGACCGCCGGGCGGGTTGCCCCATCGACCCGCCCGGCTTCACTTTTCCTGATGGGGGATGGATGGGGATCATGAGTTTTCTGGAAGACCTTGCTGCTGCGCATGAGAAGCCGAAGCCGAAGTCTGAGCCGGTGTCGGTGATGTTGAACGGCACGCACTACGAGTTGGTGTTTGAGCGCGCAGACGGTGACGTGTGGGCTGAATGCGTGTCCCGTCACCCGGCTCGAGAAGAGTCGAAGATTGATCTTCGGTATGGATACAACTTCAACGAGGTCGTGTTGGAGATTGCACCGAAAACGGGCCGCCTCGTGGACGGCACCGGCATTGGCGCTGACGCGTGGACGGTTCTTATTCCGACGCTGTCGGGTGCCGAGATTGGCCGTGTCACTGACGCGATTTGGGCACTCAATGAGTGGAACCCGGCTCAGGAGATTGAACGGGCAAAAAAAGCCTCCAAGGCCGGTTCGAAGAGGAAGTCCAGCTAGCTCGCGAGCTGGGTGTTTCTGTTTCGCGCCTGTTGGGGCGTGAACCGGTCGAACGCCACGAGCATTACGACGCGGACGGGGTTCTGACGGGTGTGACGGTGGTATCACGTGATGCGGAGTTCACTCGGGAGGACGTGACGCGTCTACTGGCTTCGCGACGCCTCGAACGCGAGATGGGTCCGCACGGCATCCCAATGTCAGAAGCGTTGGACCCGGCTAACCAGTTCGCTTTCGAAGCACCCGAGAAGCCGCAAATCGACTGGGCGGAGAAGACCGCACAGGACCAGGCGGAGCGTTACTACAAAACGCGTCCCAAGGGTGAGTCTCGCAACGGTCACAGGTGGGGGCGGGTTACCCGTAGGTCAGGGTAGCTTCGATCGGCTCTGTGGGTTGTCCGTCTTTGAACGTGACCATGCAGAGGACTCCGGCGCTGCGGTCTTTGCCGTCTTCGCGGTACCAGAGGTCGCCGGTTGTTGCCCACAGGACGTCGGCTTCTGGGTCGTCGGGTAGCGGGTTGTCGATGAGTTCTTTCATCGCGTCGGACATGTTCGATGTCTCGAGCTTGCTGGTGTTGACCTCTTCCGCGCCGGTCGGGAGCTGGGCGACCGCGTCGTCGATGCATCCCTTGTGGGCTGTCGCACCGTCACCTCCGCCTGCGCATCCGGCGAGTAGGAGGGTGGCGGCGATTGCCGCGCCCGCGAGTGCTTTCTTCATGACCGAACCGTACCGCCTTGGGGCGGGTTTTTTGTAGGGGCTGCCCCTGAACTGGAGGTACGGCGATGGTCGATCGTGTAACGAAGGTCACTCTTACTGCGCAGGCTGCTCAGTACATCAATGAGATGCAGAAGGCGGCGAAGGCCACTACTGAGACTGCGAATGCTGCTCAGAAGTTGCAGCAGCAGGAGAAGACGTTCAACGCGATCGGTAAGGCCGCGATGGCGGTCGGAACTGTTGCCGCGGTGGGTGTTGGTTTGGCTGTGTCGAAGTTCGCTGAGTTCGACAAGGCGATGTCTGGCGTTCAGGCGGCTACGCATGAGTCGACGGAGAGCATGTCGGCTTTGCGTGATGCTGCGCTCGAGGCTGGCGCTTCGACGGTGTTCACTGCTTCGGAGTCTGCCCGTGCGATTGAGGAGCTGGCGAAGGCTGGCGTTTCGACCGCGGACATTCTTGGCGGCGGGTTGAAGGGTTCTCTGGATCTTGCCGCTGCGGGCGAGCTTGAGGTTGGTGCTGCGGCTGAGATTGCCGCGTCGGCTCTCACCCAGTTCAACCTTGCGGGTTCGGATGTGCCGCATGTCGCGGATGTTCTCGCTGCCGGTGCGGGTAAGGCGCAGGGTTCCGTGGAGGACATGTCTGCTGCGCTGAACCAGGCGGGTGGCGTCGCAGCGGGTATGGGCATCTCCCTTGAGGAGACTGTCGGTTCGTTGTCGTTGTTCGCTTCGGCCGGCTATGTGGGGTCGGATGCGGGTACGTCGTTCCGGCAGATGTTGTTGCGCTTGTCGAACCCGACCGATGAAGCCAAGCAGGTCATGGATGAGCTTGGCATCAGCGTGTATGACGCTTCGGGTCAGTTCGTTGGCATGCAGAGTGTTGCGGGTCAGCTCCAGAACCAGATGTCGACGATGTCGGCGGAGACTCGTGACGCAGCGTTGGCCACGATCTTCGGTGCGGATGCGATTCGTACTGCGCGCGTGCTGTACACGTCTGGTGCTGAGGGTGTCGCGTCGTGGACTTCGAAGGTTGATGACTCGGGGTATGCGGCGGAGACTGCTGCGCTGCGGATGGACAACCTTGCTGGTGATGTGGAGAAGCTTGGTGGTGCGTTCGATACGGCACTGATCAAGTCGGGTGCTGCGGCGAATGATGCGTTGCGTGGTTTGACGCAGGGTGTCACTGCGATGGTCGATGGTTTCGCGTCTGCCCCTCAGGGAGTGCAGGGGGCTGCGCTTGCGATCGGGGCTGTGACTGCTGCTGTTGGGCTTGCGGGCGGGGCGTTCTTGTTGGCGGTTCCGAAGATTGCTGCGTTCAGGGCCGCGTTGGCGACCATGTCGCCGGCTACTCAGCGGGCCGCGACGGTGCTTGGCGCGGTTGGTAAGGCTGCCGGGTTCCTCGCGACCCTGGGTGTTGCGGTGTCAATTCTGGACAAGCTTGCGGTGTCGGGTGACCGTGCTGCGATCAGTCTCGGCAAAGTGACCGAAGCGTTGAACGATGGTGACTTGGATGCGACGTTCGCGACCATGACGGGCAGTGTGAAGGACTTCTCTGAGGCTCTCGAGCTGGTCGAGGGTTCTGGCTTCGATGCCCAGATGGAACGTATGGGCGAAGCGCTGGGTGGGAATATCGGCATTACGGGTGTTGTGACTGAGGCGCGTGCCGGGTTCACGAAGATGGGTGAGTCTCTCGCGCAGATGGTGAACGAGGGCAAGGGCACTCAGGCGGCACAGATCTTCGCGGAGATTGCCCGTAAGGCCGATGAGCAGGGCATCTCTTTGGCGAAGGTTGAAGCGTTGATGCCGGCGTACACGGATGCGATTGCTGTTGCGTCTGGTGCGCAGGAGGAGGCTTCGGTTTCGTCGGCTGCGATGTCCGAGGGCATCGAGGGTGTGGAGTCTGCTGCTGATTCTGCGAAGGATTCTGTCGAGTCGTTGGCGGATACGATCCGTGGTTTCGGTGACTCACAGTTGAGCGTCAATGAAGCGAACCGTGCGGTCGAGGAGTCGTTGGATTCGTTCACCGAATCTGTCGCAGCGAACGGGCAGACGCTTGACGTTACGACCGAGGCCGGACGCGCTAACTCCGCCGCACTTGACGGTATTGCGCAGTCGTACATTGAGGCTGCTGCCGCAACGGTGGAGAACACCGGCAAGCAGTCGGATGCCATCCCGGTGATTGAGGCGGGCCGTCAGGCCGTCGTCGATGCGGGTATCGCGGCGGGCTTGTCGCAGGAAGCTGCGGAGAAGTACGCGGATTCGCTGGGACTCATTCCGGCTGATGTGCAGACGCAGGTGACGTTGCAGTCTCAGGCTGCGATGGATGCTGCGCTGCGGTTTGCGCAGGTTCTTCGGGATATGCCGAGTTCCAAGACGGTGTACCTGTACACCGAGGAACAGAGGGTTCTGTCGGGTGCGCCACGAGGGCAGATCGGTGCCGCCTACAAAGATGGCGGGATGATTCCGCACCTGTCGGGCGGTTCGCCGACGTGGTGGCGTGACGGTGTCGTGCAGGGTCCAGGTGGCCCTCGCGATGACCGTGTGGCTGCGATGTTGTCACCTGGCGAGTTCGTCGTGAACGCCGCGCAGACGGCACGGTATAGCCGCGAGCTACACGACATGAACGCAGGCACCTACGGGGGCGCAGGGGGCGTCGACATGTCGCCTGTTGTGCGTCAGTTGCAGCGTGTCGATCAGACGTTGCGTGAGGTTCGCGACCGTACCGGCACACCCGTTCCGGTGGGTGCCGTGCAGGCAGCGACGGGTTCGACGAGCGTGTTCAACACGAGAAATGGGCGGATCTGACCATGTGGTTTGGTACTCGAGCGTTCATGCAGGAGATCGTTGACCCGCAGTTCAACCCTGACTACTCCCGAGACGGTTGGTCGCAAGACAGCCGGTACCTGTCGGGTCGGGTCGGTTTGGCGTCGTCAGCGAACGGACACCAGGAGTACTTCTTCGACTGGGGTGTGTTGTCGCGCGAGCAGGTGCGTCAGATCACTGACTACGCGGATGGTGTGTACGGGAAGGTCGGTGGCCGTCCGGGGGAGTCGTTGCTGTACTGGGTTGACCCAGTGGCGGCGGATCAGAATGTGTTGCCGCAATCGTGGGCTACGCCTTCGCTTGGCGGGTATGACGCTGTCCCGTTTGCTGGTGATGACCGTCCTGTGTTGTCGGCCAACACGAATCTGACGCAGGGGTACCCGGTTGAGAAGGCGACGTACACGTTGGCTGCGGACACGGTTCTGCGGTCTGTGTTTGTGCCTATCCCTCCGGGGCATTCCGCATGGGTCGGTGTTCACGGTGATGCTGGCGCACAGGACCGGGTCAAGGTCACCCCGTTCACCGGGTCAACGGCAGGGACGGTGGTGCATCCGACGATCCTGTCGGTGTCGACGACTACGCGTGTGAACACTGAGATCACCGGCACGGGTCTCGAGCTGTCGCTGGACAAGACGACCCCTGGCACGTGCCCGTTGGTGGGGATGATCGTTCAGATTCTCCCTACCGGTTCGACGCCGACGACTGGAGGGTTCATTTCTGGTCAGGGTCATGCGGGCTGCCGGTTCGACGGGTATCCGTCTCGTGTCCCGTATATCGCTGCCGGGGATGACTCAATGATTCAGGTGTCGGCGAAACTCGTGGAGGTCGGTTGATGGGTGTCCACGTGAAGATCGACGGTGTTGCGGAGTGGGATGTCGCCGGCTTGCAGTTGACGGAGGATGCGACCCCTGTTGACCCGTCGAGTTCGTTCGGCGGTGCGGGGGATTTTTCGTTCTCGATTCCGGCGAACGTGGATGCGAAGCTCATCGTCGGTCTGCCGGTTGAGGTTGTCGACACTGTGTTGGGGGTCACGCGTGGCGTGATTGCCGCTGTCGGCATGGTTGGTGATGACGTTCGCGCACAGTGCACGACTCGTCTGGTGCCGCTGGTTGCTGACCGGAACGCTGCTTTGCATGTGGGGACGGTCGAGTCGTATCTGACTTACGTTTTCGGCTTGTGTGATGTGACGACGGGTGTTGTGTTCGACCCGTCGATCGCGGACATTGAAGTGACCGCTGTCGGGTGGTCGGGGAATGTTTGGTTGCAGGTGAAGCAGTTCTGCATTGCGTACCAGGTTGAGGTTGCCGTTGTGGGGACTGACATTGTGGTGCGTCCTCTGCGGGGGCAGCGTGCGTCGAGGGTTGACGAGTCGGCGTTCGAGTGGGGCATGGATGGCACCGGTCGTTCGCAGACGGTTGAGTCCTGGTATTACGAGACCACACCGGTTACGGATGCCGTACTCGTGGGGCGGACGGCGAACGTCATCTCAAGTTTGGGTGCGGGCGAGGTGTACGAGTTTCAGGTCGACTTGGATTGTTCGTTGTCGTCGGTTGAGCAGCCTGTCGCAATGGATTCGGTTGCGTATTCGGAGGCGTCGGCTTCGGTGTATTCGGTGCGTGACCGGTTGGATAACCCGGTTGATGCGTCGTATTGGGTGAAGCAGGGCGGCAGCGTTTCAGTGTCGATTGCGGATGACACGCGGTCGATCACGGTGAAGGTCACTGGTTGTTTGGATGCGACGCTGGCCCCGTACCGGCTGGTCGGGACTCGGGTAGTGCACGGTCAGGATGTCGAGTATTCGACGTTGCGTGTGCTCGGGTCTGGGTTGGCGTTCAAACGGAAGCTGTATTCGATGCCGGCGTGTGTGGATGGTTCCGCGACGGTCGAGGTCGGGTGTGAGGTTGACAACGACTTCATCACCTCGTGGGCGCACGCTCATTCGTTGTTGCTGTGGGCTGCTGTGAGGTACGGGTCGCCGCAGATTCGGGTGTCAGGGCAGGCCGTGTTGGGTGCTGGTGCTGGTGCTCGTATCCTCGACGACTTCACCGAGTATCGGGTGCGGACAGTGAGCCGTGGCCCGTCCGGGGAGGCGTCGTATGAAGCGGAGTGGGACACCACCCTCGGCGATTTGGATGCGGTGTGGGGTGAGCAGAACATCGGCGAGTTCAACGACGCTCATTCGACGATCGGTCCATACAACGTTCGACCTTTGACTACTTAGGGGGCAGTGTGAAGATTCCGCCGATCAACCTGCCGCTTGATGCGGTCGCACACGCCCGGTGGTTGGAGCAGAGGGCTGTGGCGGCGGAGACCGAACTCCGTGACCTCAGGTCGTGGAAAGAGACTGTGACCCGTCAGCTCAGCATGACTGCTGGCGATTCAACGGGTACGAACGTGCGGGTCGAAACGAACCGCACCGACATCCTCGAACTCAAAGGCCGCGCGGGCGTTCCCGCAGGCGGTCGTGGCGGTTGGGTTCTGCGCCGCGCAACCGACACGGGTGAACTGCGGTGGGCCGTGGATGTCACGGGTGCGCAACCGCAGTGTGACATCTACCTTGGGGTGCTGCCGTCGTGGCTTGACGAGGGTGACCCGCGGTACTCGTGGTATCCGCAGATCCTCGGCAGCAGCGCAGCGGACTATGACGCAGCGCAGGCGATGATGCCCATCCTGTCTGTCACCGATACGGTTGCGGATCTCGGCGGTGGCACGGGCTACCGTACTGGCTCGACCAGCCCTGTCCCGCTGGACGCGGATAATGCTGCCCCCGCGCGGTACTCGGTGCACGTCTCGCCTGTGTTTGATGGGCAAGCGTTCGACATCATGTTCCCTGCCGATCTGGCGCGCACTACCAACTCGCCGTGGTCACACATCGACATCGGTGTTTACAACGACGGCGGTGAGACAGGCGAGTACAAGGCCGAACTGCATTTGCGGCATCTATCGGGCACGTATGCCGGAACACGAGTCGCGCCAGGCGAATGGTATGACGACCCGGCTACCGGTTCGAACGATTGGGACGCCCGCAAAATGTTCCTCGAGGCCGACGAGTTGTTGTCGTGGCGGGTCGAGAACGTTGGCGGGAACCCGAACGGGATGGCTGGTTCCCAGATTGTCCCGTCAATCACAAACGCTGGGTCCGGAAGTCTGGTGGCCGCGACCGGTGACAAGTGGTGGGAGATGAACGTCAAGGGACGCGAACTTGTGTTCCCCTTCTCGGGGATCGGCCCGCTCGAGGTTTCTAGCGCTGCTCACCGGTTCCGAAACTCACGCCGCGACATCATCGGGATCTCGCTCGTGACGGCTGAGGTCACGGACGCGCCAGTCGGTGCCAGCATTCAGGTCGACGTGAAGGTGGGCGGGGTGTCGATTTTCGCTTCCCCGTTGACGATTCTTGCCGGCGAGACGTTCGGGTCTGCGGTTCCTGCTCTGTCGCGGTGGCCCTTGGGCAGTACGGGCATGATCGACGGCCCTGCGGATCAGATCGCGTTGGCACCGTGGGCACCCGGAGACGCGGCGACACTCGAAATCGTTCAGGTTGGTTCGCCTGGAACTGAGGGCGCGAACCTGACTGTTCTGATGTGGGCCGGCTGATGGAGTGGTTCGGTTGGGGTCTCCCCATTGTGTCCGCGACGGTCACTCCGCCAACCGCTCCCCGTGGCCCGTACCCCGGACCGTGGCTGTATCTCACGCCGAACGTCTACCCAGGCGGCGTAGCGCTGCCGGTCGAGATGTTCCCCGGGCCTGACACATACCCGTCTTCGACGACATACCTGACGGACTAGGAGTCCCGCATGCCTGTTAGCTACACACCAAACTCGGAGTGGGAAGCACCGGTCATCATTGGCGGCACCCCCGCAACTCCCGCCCGGATGAACACGATCGAGGAGGGGTTGAAGACCGTTTCCGACGCGTTCGACGCACTCGAGGCTGGCGACACGACCATCGGTGCAGCAACCCCAGCGGATGGTGACGTACTCACCTACGACACCGTCACCGGCTGGGGTTCGGCCGCACCGACTGGTGGCGGTGGCGGTACTTCTGATCTCGACGACCTGACGGACGTTGACGTGTCGACTGTGCCGCCGACTGATGGGCAGTCGCTCGTGTTCGACACGGCAGACAACCTGTGGAAGCCGGCGACAGTCTCCGGTGGTGGTGGTGGCGCGACTACCCTCGACGGCCTCACGGATGTCACGGTCACTTCGGTTGCCGCGAACGACTACCTGCGTTACGACTCAGGCACCTCGCAGTGGGTCAACGTTGCCGGTGTGCCGGCGTCGCACATCACGTCGGGCACCGTCGCGACTGCTCGCCTCGGGTCTGGCACGGCATCCTCGAGTACGTACCTTCGGGGCGACCAGACGTACGCGGCTTTGCCCGCATCGTCTGACACGGCACAGGGCATCGTGGAGCTGGCGACCACGGCTGAGGCGACGACTGGCACGGACACGGCTCGAGCTGTAACCGCTGCCGGCGTGAAGGCTGTCATGGACGCGCATGTTGCGTTGTCCGACCCGCACACCCAGTACCTCAAGGAAACGGATGCGGCGAACTACCGGGACGTGGTGTTCTCGCAGGGTGGCACGCTGGCTACGGGTGCGGGGCAGTTTCGTCTGTACAACCGGTCGGGCGTCACTCGCACCATCCAGACGGTGACTGCGGCTGTTGGCACGCAGCCGACTGGTGCGGCGATCCTGGTCGATGTGAACATTTCGGGTACGACGATCTTCACGACGCAGTCGAACCGGCCCACGATCGCTGTGTCGACGAACGAAGACCAGTCGGGCACCCCGGATGTGACGGCGTGGACTTCGGGTTCATATCTGACGATCGACATTGACCAGATTGGTTCCACGGTCGCGGGGGCGAACCTGGTTGTGACGGTGGTGTACTCGTGACGGTGACAGTTGAAGAGGTCATTGCCCCCGCGAACATCGCCGGCTCCGCGTCAGGGAGCATTTCGATCACAACGTCGCTTCTGTCAACGGATCTAGTCCTTGTCTTGGTGTCGAAAGTGTCGGCGGGCAGTGCGACCGTTACGTTCGACGGCAGCGCACCGACATCGTACGGAAACTGGCAGAACAGCACCGGCACGCGACTGTTCGTATACACGAAGACAGGCGTAACCGGGACGGGACACACGGTCGGCTATTCGACCACGGGAACGTCCACGGTGAACAGGTTCACGATCCTTGTGATCCGCGGGCTGAGCAACGCTGCTGTCACAAGCTTTGCGCAGTCGGACTGGTCAAGCACGACGACCGCAGCGAACACGGATGAGACGGTTGCGGGGCAGAGTGTAGGGAACGGTCAAGTTGCGGTGATCGTGGGGGTGGCAACCGCGGGCACAGTCACGTTTCCATCGAACCCGCTACCCGCCACCGGATGGTCTACCGACCGTGCGGACGGCTCTGGTAACGGCACATCAAACGTGATCCATCAAGTATTCACCGCACCGGATACCGCCCAGGCTTCCATCCGGACGACCTCGACGACGACGATCGGTGCCGCCACTTTCATTTTGGGGGACACCTCTTCGCCGCCTGCCCTGATCTCAACATTCACCGGCTGGGGCAACCCGATCTTCTGACTCGTCCTCACCTCTTCCATGCCACCCCACGGGGTGGCTTTTCTCATTCCCCGGAAAGGGGCAACCGATGCCAACACCCCGAGGTCTGCCGCTCTACACGACCGCCGATCCCGCGAAACTCGACATCCTTCTCAACGGCCAGTCCAACGCAATGGACTTCGCTATCGGAGAATCCGAACAGGACACCCGCGACGGTGAAAGCGCCGCGACAGTCGACGATCTCCCCGAAACGGGGAACTGGAAGGGCCGCGGCGTGTTCGTGGAAGAAGACGGCACATGGCGTCTCTGCATCGGACTCCCCAACACGTGGATCAACGCCTACCGGGTACCCGTCGAAGGCACCATCTCCTGGCAACCCGGATGGTCCGCCGAACCCGGCCTGTCACTCGAACGAGACGCCGACCACGTATTCCTAAACTTCAACGCCGAGAAAACCTCCGCCGTCATCGGCGAAGAAACCCTCGGCTACCTCCCCGCAGGGTTCCGACCCGCCGACAAAATCTACTGCTCCGGCTCATTCCACGGCACCGGGGACCCCGGCGCGGCGATCATCTCGCTCGAGGCAACCGGGCAGATGCGGGTGTTCTTCCCCGGAACCACTGACCAAACCAATGTCGCGTTCTGCGTGGCCTTCCCCATCTAAGTTCGGAGGCACAACATGTTGCAAGCCCCGTTCACGCAGGCACACCTCGCGGACAGATTCGGCGAATGGCCCGACTGGCGGAAGGCGGCCGGCCTTGGCCCCCATCGCGGCCTCGACTGGAACGGCCTACCCGCTGGCACGCCAATCCCAGCAGGTGGCAGCGGTCGAGTCACCTGGCGCACCAACCTCAGCGACCCGGAAGCCACCGAGCTTGGCCACCGCATCGTCATCGGCTACACGCTCGGCTCCGACACCGTCTACATCGGGTACAGCCACCTGCACCGGAACCCGACACTTGCCCTCGGGGCCAGCGTCAGGGCCGGTGACACGGTCGGACTACTCGGCAACTCCGGGACCGCATCAACCGGCGCGCACCTACACCAGACCGCGTCGTGGCAGAACGGAAACCCCGGCACCGTCATCGTGTTCGACCCCCTCGAAGTCCAGTCCTTCGCCGGCACGGCCCTCGCTGGCGGATCCGGCACCCCTATTCCGCTCCCGACTCTGGAGGACAGCATGACCATCATCATCAAGGCCACGGCGGACGGTACTGGCGACCTCGCTTGGATCAAGAAGGGGATGCACTTCGCCGATTCCCTTACCTCGCCGCTCGTTGTGCTCACCGCCGCCGAAGTCGGCGCACTTGAATACTGGCGGATGAAAGGCATCCCGTACCGCTTCGGCGAGTGGACCCCCTCTGACATCCGGAACCTGATCGCGGCTCGAGGCATTCACCCCATCGGTGGCGGTGCCGGACGCACGAACTACGACCAGACCGCCTTCTAGACACATGCCTGAGTGGATCAGCAACGCCCTGTGGCTTGGTGGTGGCGGTTTGGTCGCATGGTTGACGTTGATCCTCACGGGGCGGCGCGACCGGAAGTCCGCAGAGCATCAGATGATCGACCAGTTTCAAGAAGAGCTGGCCGAGTTCCGCAAGCAGACCAATGCGCGCCTCTTGAAGCTCGAGACAGAGAACACCGCATATCGGCGGTATGTGTTTCAGCTCATCGATCATTCCAACGCTCACGGCATCACCCCGTTGCCGTGGCCTGACGACATCCCCCGGTAGGAGACCACATGACTGACACCCCCACCGCTAACGACCTTGGTGTGATCATCACGTCAGCTCGCGCGCGGAAGATCATCTACGGCAGCTACGTCCTCGCACTCGTTGGTGCCGGCGCAACACAGGTCGCATACGCGTCCCTGGAACTGTCGGCCCCGTCGTGGTTGGTCGCGTCCGTTGCGGTGCTCGCGTACCTCGGCATCCCTGTCGGCGGTATTGCTGCCGCGAACACCCGAAAGTCTTAGACACAGAAACGCCCCCTCGTGCTCAAGTGCGAGGGGGCGTCTTTTTCTGTGCAGCGGGGGCTACACCCTACGAACATCGACGATAGTTCCGGACGGGTAGGCCCTGTACCCGCAGGACCGTGCCCGGTCGCCGTCCGAGGCTTCCAGAGTCTCACGGTGGCCATCCGTGTACGAGATAAGGAACGTGCTCATCAGTACCACCTGCTCTCTTTGTTGAACCAAACCTATTGAAGCCCCATGTACCCCGTATCAGGGAAAACCCTTAACGTGGTTAAGAAACTCAAGTTAGTAACTAAGTTACACAACCGTGTTAGACAACACAAGAGAGGTCTATGCTCATCCCGTGAGCATCCGCAGTGATCTAGAAGCGATCGCCGAAGAGCAACGCACACTCCCAGACCGGCGTGCCCGAGCTGTCGCAGCCGCACGGAACCTCAACATGACATGGCGCGAAATCGCCATCATCCTCGACATGACCGAACAAGGTCTCATCAAAGCTGACAAGGCTTGGCGCGAACGCCACAACTAACGCCCTCACTCCTTACGAGTGGGGGCGTCCTTTTGTCGTTTTAGGACGGTTTGGGGCGGTCACCTAAACCTGTCGTCGGCCACGGGTTGGGGGCGAATCCTCCTGGCGCATGGTCGCGGATGAACGCTAGGTGCACGTTCTCGAGCGAGACACGCAGGGTTGTCCACCGGCCGACAGGGGTGCCTCTCAACGACCCCACATACCCAACCTCAGACCCGATGCGGACGATGCGGACCTCACCGTAGTCGCGACCCATGCTGTCGACGAGCGTCCACACACCAGGGGAGCGCTCCTCGGTCGCCATGAACGGATGCCATTTAGGTTCGCCCATGATTAGGCAAACCGAATAATACGGGTGCTAAGGCGTGGAACGTTCATCGGGTACAGAGTAAGGCTGACGGGTGTCACGCCTCGAGTTCGAGTTGCTTGCCGAGGCCGTCGAGCACTCGCACAATGTCTTCGTCTGCACCGGGTGCGAGGTGACCGTACACGCTGACGGTGGTGTTGATGTTCTCGTGTCCGAGTTTGGCTTGGACGACGTTGAGGGGTGCGCCGGCTGCGAGGAGCCAGGATGCGTAGGTGTGTCGGAGGTCGTGAATGTTGGGCGTCTTGCCGAGCGGTGCGACGCCTTCTTCCTTGCACAGCTTGGGGTCGTTGACCTTCGTGACTGCTGTACGCCAGATGCGCCCGTTGAACAGTCCATACCAGAGCCGTCCACCTTCGACGCCGTGGAAAACAAGTTCAGACTCGCCACGTTCGGGGAGGTTGTCTCGGACGTTCTGGGGGAGCGGGATCGACCGGCGACCCTTCTGCGACTTCGGGACACCGAGTACGGGGATGCCGTCTACGCCCTTCTTCCACGCCTTGTTGATCGATGCCGTGGGGGTGCGTTTCGTCAGGTCGATGTCTGACCATGTGAGCGCGGTCGCTTCACCCCAGCGTGTGCCGGTGTAGACCATGAAGATGAGCAGCGGTTTGTAGTGCTTGGGGATCTTGCTGAGGATGCGTTCGAACTCAGCATGGGTGAGGAAAACACCTTCGCGTGATTGCCCCTTGGTGATTCGCACACCGGTCACCGGGTTGTCGATGATCAGCTTCCGGTCTTTCGCTGCGGCGAAGATATTCGACAGCAACGCCCGGTAGTTCGCAACCGTCTTGGGTGCGATCGTCTGCCCCTTCCGCGACCCGGATGGTTGCGCTTCCTGCCATGCCACCCATTTGCCGATGTCGTCACGGCTGATGGTGTCGATGGGGTGGTCGCCGAGGATGGGGAGGAACGCGCCTACCATGCGTTCGTAGCCCTTCCTGGTGCCGGGTTGGATGCCGGTGAGGATTCCTGAGGCGGGGTCGAGGTAGGTCGTGGTCCACTCTGCGAGGGTGGGCGCGGTGGTTGCGGTTTCTCGTCGCCGTTGGAGGACGTTGCGTGCTATGTCGCCACCCTTGGCTGTGATGAGGGCGCAGTGCTGCCACGCGATCTTGTCGTTCTTGAACGTGTCGGTGACGACGGACCCGTTGGCCCGGTACTGCACACGCCACACGACTACGCCTGACTTGAGGCGGTGCGGCTTCGGCTCAGGCATCAGCGGGGATGTCGTCGAGCACGCCACTCTCGCGGATCGCCTCGGCGATCTCGTGCCCACGGCCAAACTGAGGCGTGCCGTAGAGCTTGCGGTCAATGACACCAGCCAGCGTCGAAATGAACGTGTCCAT